TACAATTCGCCAAGGCTAAGGCCTTCTCTCATCATATCATCCCAGATATATTTCTTTCCTTCTCTCTTGGTTTGGTAACTTCCAAAAAACTCTTTAGGGTCAATTACTTTAGCCCCATCAACAAGAACCATATCTCTACCGCTATTTGCTATATCAGACAAACTAGAAGACCTTTCATGTTGTCCAATCATTATCTCTCCACGAAGCTTCATTTTACCATCAGCATCTACAATAGTCGGATTCAACCTGTATCTAGCATCTGCAACTTGTATTATAGGAGATTGACCACCATACCTCGCATCTATACCTTGCTCTGTTTTAATAGAAGACCTTTTGCCATTCAAAATGCTATTAATAAATACATTATACATTTTATTCTTGACAATCTGTTCGCTATAAGACATTGGATTTGCATCAACATGCATGGAAGAATATCTTACTAAATTATTTAAATGCTGAGCTCCCCCGCTAGCTGGGTCAATGCCTAACCCTTCTCCCCCCATTACATCTAATATAAATCTTCTTATTCTCATAGGGTCAACATTCAAATCTTTCATTGATTGAACAGCTCGATTTATATCAGTTTCATAGTTTTGTCTAAACATTAAATCAAGTTCAGACTGTCTCATATAATTAAAATCACTTGTAGATTCTTTTGCATCTTTAAAGGCTAAATCAACTTCTGGTTTAAATCCTAAAGCATCAATAGGAATTTTCCTTATTTTTTGTTGGCCAATAGGTCTTAAAGAGTTAATTCTATTATAAGGTTGATTTATAACTGTATCGTCTAATCCATCTCTCTTACGACCTTCATTATAAGCCTTTGCGCCAGTCGACGCTAACAATATATCAACTCCACTATTGGTTTCAAAGAACGGGTCTAATGCTTTATCGTAAATAAATAATGTTTTGCCCATTAATAACTGACCACTTCTACCACCAGAAGCTATAACAGGCTTAACAGGATTATATGAATTAGGATTATGTCCCTGCATAGCATGTAAAAATCTCATTTGTCCTTTGCTTACAAATCCTATACTATCAAAAGACGATACTTTTTCATGAGCATCTCCCAACGTTCTATCAAATAAATCAGATATTTGCTTTTCAGTAAACCCTCTATCTTTAAGAACCTTCTGTACCTCTGTTCTTACATTTGCATAATCGGCATCATTCCAAATCGCAACACCAAATCCATCCTGCCTCATTACTTTATTTAAGGCTTCATAAGTTAGATTATCTTTCAATGATTCTCGATAGACTGTACTCATACTCCAAACCAACTGTCTATCAGCTTTTATAAAATTCTTTGAATCATATAATTTAATTCTACCCATTGTCTTTTCTACATCAACATCATTTAAAAAATCTTCTAATTTTCTAGTCTTTTTCTGACCTCTTAACATATCATTAAACACAAGTTGTGATAGCATTACCTGATAATCATACTCTGTTGGTTTCCCATATGTTTCTGCATCTTGAATTTTATTAGCTATTTCAGTAATTCTACGTTTTATTGCATCATTTAAATTCTTATTCTTTAGAGCCCACTCTGCAAACTTAGCATAAGAACCATTCATATTCTCCAAGCTTTGTCTTGGAATCGCAATAGGAGAAGTATCTTTTGATATTTGGAATATGACCATTCCATCTGGATGCTCAGAACCAAAAGACCTACTTCTCATATTTAAAAGCCTTCCAAGTTCCTCTCTAATTGGTAGTATTCTATCTCTTTCCCACTTAGGTAAATCAGATGAATTACCAAACATATCAATAAATCTTCTATGGATTCTTCCTCCAAATTGTTCATATACAATAGCTTCTTTTTCTATTATAGTTAATGGAAGATTTAATTCATCTCCTATTAATCTTCTAAGCCTAGTATCTTGTTGAAACGCTTCTCCCTCTGTTACATTTCCATTTTCAAGCTTAAAAGAATTAACTTTTACAGAATTATATTGACTCGCAATTAACTTTAATACATCCTCTGTAATCTTTCTTTTAACATAAGTCTTGTCTGATTCTGGTATATTCTTATACTCAACCCACTCCCCTTTATCATTCTTAACAGATATTCTTTGAAGAACATTATTTATAACATCGGGAGATGGGACTCTATCTTCTCTTGGAGCATGTTTAGATAATATTAACTCATCAATAACCTCTCTTTTTCTTTCTTTGCTCTCCACAGAATAATCTATTCTATCTAAATTATATTTCTCTAAAAACTTATTAGCATCAAATCTAAGGTCTGCATCTGGTAAAGAAGCTACATCCATAGCGGCTCTAGCAGCTTGTTCTTCTCTTCTTATTGTTTCCTGTACATATTCTGGAGTAAATCCTTGTTTTTCTACTCTGTTTAGTAATCTGGCTTGCAATTCATTATTGAATTTTTCCATATTAGTATTCCAACCAGTAGAGGATTTTTTATTATATTCTAAAACACCATTCTTAGTAAGCCAATTAATTACATCTGGAGAACCACCCTCCATAACATATTGACCTAATGCATGAGTAATCTTTTGTCCTCTCGGTAAGTTATCAATAAATTCTAACAAAGCTTCTCTCGCTGGAGCTTGAGCGACTGTTCCTTCATATTTAGGCAAAGCCCCTAATAAAGCAGTCACATCATTGCCATTAACTACTTTCTTTCTACCAGCTGATTCAATTAAACCATTACTTTTTTGTATTATTTCCAAAGCAAAATTATTATATTCAATCGCTTGAGATTTAAATCCAGAAGGAACAAAAGCTTCATCAATCATTGAAATCTCAAACCCCTGCTGACCTTTCTTCAAATCCATATTGAAATTTGCCATTTCCATATCAGCAATTCTCATAAAAGCGTTCATTTCTTCAAGCTGTAGATTAGGAGCATTTTTAATTTTATCCCTTATAATGTAATTCATAGTGTCTTGGAATATCCACTCTGGAAGCTTTTGTTTGCTCCCAATTCCATCAATTCCATTATTACTAAGAAAACTAGCCAACTTTTCTACATTATCTCTTTCTACTGTTACTCTATCTATATCCTGAGATTTTTCATATCCTCCCATCATTGATTGAAGCATTTGAACTCTGCGTAAAACTCTTCTTAATTCCACATCTCTTGCCTGCTGAGCAACGTCTTCTGTTTTGCTAAATTCAATTTTACTTAGGTCTGTTCTTAATAAAGGATTAGTGACCCCTTCTCCGACAAGCAATCCAGCTCTTCTCATATGAGATATAAGCTCATCCCTACTTTCAAAATTTCTACTAAAAATATGGCTCATCATTTTAGAACTTTCAATTGCCATATTTCTTCCTATAATAGTAAAATACTCTGGGGCTGAATTAGAAAAAGTAAAAGCATCTGAATAAGACATCTTACTAGGGAATGCTTCATTTATCCTCTGCTCTGCATTGGTAACAGACTCAAATACATTTCTAAGTGTACCTTCATTTTTAACTTCTATAGTTTCTTTCCCAGCTGGCATTGATTTCGATTTTTTCATAGCTGCAGAAGCTTCAACAACCATCGCATATCCATCTAGTTTGTCCATTAATATTTTTTCTGCCAACTTACCATCAGTCACCTTTTCTCCATTTGCATCTATTATCCATTCCAACTCACCATTCCTTGCCCTTTGAAGTAACTCTTCTGATGCTATAATTGTCTCAGGGGTTTGATACCTTCCTTTTTCGTCTCTTATGATTTTTAACTCACCTAACTCATCTCCTTGTTTTACTTTCTCAAGAATATTTGGAAACTCTCCTTCTAATTTCTTTGTACTTTGTACACTAGCTTCATCAAAATGTCTATCATATTCTTTAAGACTTTTTAGCCCAGTCTCTCTTTCAAAGATTTCAACAACTTCTTTAGCTTCTCTTGCGCTTGTTTCATCAAGAGGCTTTAAATACTCAAAATGAGAACTCATTTCCTCTCTAAGTCTTTCGTACTTAGTATTACCCTGAACCTTAGCGCTTACTTCTCCTTCTGGAAGCTTTCCTTCAGTAGCCTCAAATACCCTGCTTCCTAGTCCTCTATTTTCAAAAGCAACTAAAGTTTCTTTATGTACTAATTCATTTATTCCATTAACAAATCTACTAGGAGTATTTTTAAAAGAAGGAATTTCTGATGGTAATGTTTCTAATTTAACTCCAAGTCCCAATAGATTTGTACGCAATCTATTCATCTTAGTAGAGTTCAAATCAAAACTGGCTGGATTTCTTCCAACCTGCAAATAAGCTCCTATAAGAAAATGTGGTAATACATCATGTATACCTACTTCAGTACCATGTAAAAACATATCAGCAAAAGTATGAAAATTAAAAGCGGCTCCACCAGCAAGCATCCTAAACCAATTCTTACCAATATTGTGTATTCCCTCTCCCATAGAAGCTTTAATTATTTCTTTGCCCCAAGCATTTCTCTCTTTTTCAAGAAACCCAACTAATGCATTTCTACCTTCATTCATTCCGAATTTATGATTCAATTGTTTTAATACATTTTCAGATAATAATCCTACACTTGCAGTTTTTCCAGCATGATTAATTGATACAACATGAGAACCCTCTAGCGTTCTTTCTAATTGTTCTCCATAAAATTTAGCTGTTGATTTTAATTGGTCATTACTCCATTCTTTGTAAGGGGCTTTTTTACTAAAAGCTGCTCTCACACCTGTTCTAAAATCTCTACCCCAAGCTGCTCCCTTACCTACTGGGTTCATCCATTGTAATTGAGAAAATACAAGACCAGTGCTAGCCCCCCACATTGGAGCAGTCCAATCAAAATTAGACATTCCAAAATAAGTATCTGGGTCAGTTGGGTCAAAGATACGAACTCCTTCAAATGCAGTGTCAATCATTCCAAACATTAACGCTTCATTAACTGCATGAGAAGCCACTCTTGCCATTCTAGGGTTAGATTTAAATAATCCCCTAGCATGCATTAATCCAATAAAATCTTGTAGAGGTCTTTTAGTAAAGTTCTCTCCAAACATTTTCTTAATTGCCATAGACTCAGCTTGAGTAATTCTTCCCGCCCTTACAGCATCATCTGTATAATTAACTAATAAATCTGTTGCTTTCTTACCAAAGTTTCTTGCAGTATCAGGGTCTATTTGAGCTTTTTGAGCAAGCTTTCTATAATGACCTGTAATATCTTTAGCTACTTTTTTGTCTACTCCATGCTGAGATGCTCTTTTAAGCATACCCTTAGAAGCTTCTGCAACAGTTCTAAATCCATCTTTCTTTATAAATGGGGCTGCAACTCTTTGTACAGCTTTCGCACCTAATTTCATAGGCCCACCTGCGATAAATCCAGCTAATCCACCAACTGCTCCAGCGTATTTACCTAATGGGTCTTCAAAATCTAAAAACTTTTCTTCTTCAACAAACCGACCAGGAATTCCAAATAATGCAGTATCTACTGCACTCCACAATCCAACTCCCACAGCATTTAAAGCGCTACCAACTTCTAAAGAAGGAGGAGCTTCTGCTGGTTCTGGTTCTTCCCACGGGTAGAGAGATTGGGTAGGTTGTTGTGTTTGAGGGGAGGCGGACGGAACTCCGCCGACAAATACTTGAGATTGCAAGAAAGCTGCTACATCAGCCTCTGATACTGCTTTCCCATGTCTTTTCTCTAGTTCCTCTTTTAATTTAAGGGTGAGGTTATCCGCCAAGTTTTACTCTCTGTTTGTTTAATTGTCCAATTTCTTGTGATAAAGATGCTATTTGAGCTGATATAGAATCTGGATGATACCCTCCTATAGTAAGAGCATTTGGATTTACTTTCGACATATTATAAGCTTCTAATTCCTCAGATGCTTTTCCTGACCTTATCTCGCGTTGCAATTTTCTACTTTCTTTCATTAATTGTCTTACTTTTGCTTCATCGCCTAACTTATTAAAATATTTAATTTTTTTAATTAATTCCTGATTCTTTTCTTTAGCATCATCTACTTGAGAAATTAGAGCATCTCGAACATCAATTTTAGAACTTAAAGATTCCTTTTTCTTAGATATTTCTGAAGATAAAGCTGAAAGCTTGGTTTCAATTTTAGATACATCTCCCTCTTCTAAAAAGTCTAAAGTTGCAAGTATGTCTTCATCAGTAGTATCATCCATAGCACCTAAATCAACATTCAAAGCTGGGCCAGGCTCTTCTCCAGTTAAACCAAGGCTTACTCCAGCTAGATTTGCAAGAGCATTAAAATCTATGCCAGATACATCTGTATCTTGAGCAACTCCACTTACAGTTATTGGAGTATCCACTTTATAATCTCCTTTAGCAATTTCCATTCTTTCTTTATCAATATTATCAAGAGCAGTTAAAGCATCATTTACACCAAGAAAAACATCTGAGGAGATGTCTCTTTGCAGAGGGTCTGGCCCTCTATATAACAAACCTGACCTTTCAAGAGATTTAATAAACTTAGAAGATTGAGTAAAACCAGTTCTCTCATATATATCATAATCTCTTGCAACTTTTCTACCAAAACTTACAGCTAAGTCTTGAGCTGATTGTGCAAGTAATGGATTCTTAGCTGCCATAGAATATGTATTTGCTATATTGACTATCTCGGTAGCTTGAGCAGGTGTAAATCCGTATTGTCCTTTTTTATTAATAGGCTTTGACAAAGCATTAATAATCTTATCTGTTCCTTCTAATGCTCCAGTCTCTTTGTCTATATCGGCGCCTACAATAGGAGATAGAGAACTAATCTTTGTATATATTTGTGATGCATCTTGACCAATAGCTTCAGTAGTAGATTTCTTTGCATAATCCAATGCGCTGAGTACATCTTCTCTTTGTCTGCCTTCCTCTCTAAATCTTTGCTGAGCTTCAAATTGCATAGCTTGTAAAGCCATCGACATTTCAGCTTGTCTTGTTTGCCTTTCAGACGCTACCCCTTGTCTATAAGCACTTAATATATCACTTAATCCATTTGCCATTAGAATATTCCTAGAAATTTCTTATTTTTCTGAGCTCTAGCTTCTTCCATTTCATATTTTAATCTTGATTGTTCAGAAGCCAATCTCCCTTGTTCTGCCCCTTCCCACTCAGATATATCCATTAACTTTTGGCCCAATACATCTTGAAGCCCTTGCCTTTGAAATCCAAATTGTTGAACAGCAGCTTCTGTTCCCCTTTGTAATTGTAAATCAGCCCGACCAGAACGAGCAAAACCTATTTTTGAAGTTAAATCCATTCCCTGCCTTGTAAGTCCGTACAAATCCTGACCAGATTGAAACATACTTCTACTAAGGTCTGTCCCATATATATCAGTAGCTAGCTCTGTTTTCATTCCTGCTAACTCACCAATTTGTTGTCCCTGTCCTTCTAGCATAGCCTGTTGCTCTCCAATATATCCCATCTTTCTTCTTCCAGCAGCTCTTTCAGCTCCTGTTCCAGACATACTGGTGAGAACACCTAATCCTAAAGTGGCCCATCCAAGAGGATTACTCATTCCCGCTATCGCACTACCAACAGAGGCTAAACCAGCTCCTAGACTTGCCCCTAGAGTCGGAGCCACGGCTGGAACCACGGATGTGGCTGCTTTTGTTGCTGCCGCTGTTGCAAATGCCATTATCTTTTATATCCCTTCATTTTTGTACTTTGAATTTTAAGCCAAGCTTGAATAAAATTCTTAGTACCACTCTTTTTAGAAAACCCTAATAATTTTGTATCATCATATGGAGGTTTGCCATGAGCAGCTATAATAGATTTTTTCTGGTCTTCAGATAAATTATTTAACATATTTTCAACTGTTTTCTTACCTATTTTACCCGTTTCTAAAGCAGTTGCTATATCTGCGACTCCTGCTCTTCCTTGTTGCCAAGTCAAGTATCTAGTGCCAGATTCATCAATACCTTCAGATTCTAAAGCTCCAAATATATCAAAAGTTTTTCCTGTTTTTGATATGGCTAAATCTCCTCCTTGAACTTTATATTCTCTAAAATCTTTAGTTAGTTCAGAAGTCTTATTAACATAAAAATTAGCAACTTGAGTTGGATTCCCTAAATCTATATTTTCAGCTTCTTTAAGCAATCCTTTGTTTTTTATTTGAAGAATATTCCCTTTAGCTTTAGGGTCTTGACCATAACTAGATTCCATTCCAAATACCATTTCTAATTCATCTGCTCTATCACCGCCAACTGCTCTAGCTTGTTTAATTACATCGTCTTTACTAGAATTAAAATCTCCAAGAGTTGTATCTGTTAAAACATCGAAAGCCATATCATCTGTTATAGAAGATGGAATATTTTCATCAAAATTTCTTCTACTCAAAGCAATTGGTTCTTTCTGTGGGACTACACCTCTAGTATCTACTACATTTTCCAGACTTTTATGATATTCACTTTCTATAGGCTGTGTTGGATAATAATCCAATTTAGGTTTGGGGGAAGCCGTTCTTAAAGCTTCGCTTTCTAATTGAAAAGCAGACTTATCAGTAGATGGGGAAAATCTTTTTAAACTTTCTTGATATGCTTCTTCTGTTCTTGGGTCAGGGATAGGAGATGTTTCTCCTGGCTCCCCCTCAAATAAAGATGGCTGGGCTACTTTTGAAGGCTGAGTATCTTTTATTGGATTTTCAGCATCATATTCAGCCCAAAATTCTGCATCAGTTTGATTTAACCATGGATTATCTTTTTTTCCTTCTTTTGTAACCCTCTTAGCAAATTTCCCGCCTGGGTCAATCCCAAATTCTCTAGCCATCATATCTGACTGCTCTCTCGCAAGTCTTTTCTCTTGGGCAATCCCAATAATATTAGCGATACTTCCACCTATTTGTCCATACAATGCTTTTTGTTCTCCAGCCTTCCAATCAGCATGCCTTTTAGCATACTCTAAAGATTGCACTTTTGATTGAGTAGCCTTGTACCCACCCAACTTTTTACCGAGGGATTTATACTGAGATATTCGCGCCATTTTAGACCTTTTTATATTTCCGAAAGTTAATATTTTTATCCATGTAAATCAATTCTTTATTTCACCGACTTAGGTCTATATACTATAGATATATCATTGATTTCAAAATTAGCTCCAATAGCAGCTGATTCATCTCCACTTATCTTAATTCCAAAACTATTACAAGTAACTGAGCCAGCTGATGGTTTTAATTCTGCGCATAGCCAATCAGTAGTACCTGCATCATATGGAATACATTTAGCAGCTGTAGTATGGTCTGCATTGGTACTTGTGCCATCTGTGCCTGAAGTTATTCTGTTAAAAGTATAAGAGGTTGAAGTAAATCCACCATCTGGGCCATAATAAATTTGTACATTATTCCCTTCTCCTCTATAAGTTAAGTATACTTTCTTAACAGATTTCTTTTGACTTGGAGTTCCAAAATCTATATCTTTTGTTACTAAAGACATTTTAGTAGTTGTATCAGCAGAGTCATCCCATTTATATAATTCGACTGCTCCTAATGCATCATTAGTTTGGTCACTTGAAGCATGTAATAAATCTCCATTCCAGTCTATTACAAAATTTGATTTTGCCGTTGCATCAAATGTCCCAGCGGCTCCTTTAACCCAACTTGTTGTAATCATATCATATATATAACAAGAGCCATCAGAAGCATCTCCAGCTCCATTTGTATTATTGGAAATATCATCAACAACTATTACCTGTCTTTTCTTTGGAGAGTATCCAACAAGAGGATATGTTCCTAAAAAATTTTCCCATTGACCTTGTGTAATTAAAGGCCTTCCTTTTCTTTCTAATAAATCATTTACTGTTCTACCGTCATAGAAAAAACAACCATTTTTATTAGCCCATACAATACCATATTCTGTTTTAAATACCGATGCCTTATGAGATACTCCTCTATATGGTAATTTATCTTCTAAAAATTCTGTATCTTGAGAAGCATTAATAACATATAAAGTTCGTTCCTTAAATTGAAGTATTCTATCATTAAACTCTATTAAAGCAGTTATAGATTCACCATCATTAATAGCAACATCAACGCTTTCAGATATTGGGAATATATCAAACTTATTTGGAAGGCTTCTCACCATCCTATCGTTGTGTACTTCAGTAGTCCCATCCTCATTAAATACTTTTAAATTACCTATATATGCTCTCCTATTTGCAACACAAGATGTTTTCCACATTGAAGATATAGATTTTTCTTCATGACTTATACCAGTTCTTGATTCATATGTAAGTGCAAATTGAGGTTCTAATACATCATCATATGCAAATTGAAAAATATAATGAGCTTCACTATTTATTGTTGTATATGTAACCGCTCTTTCTACATTTGAAAATATAGCTTTTCCCATCCCCTTTACAAAATCTAATTCATATTGTGGATACCACTGCTTATCAAGAAGTCTTTTCATATAAACAACAGCTCCTGTAATTCTTTTATTCCAATTAGCAGAATATTGACAAAATATAGCTGCAGCTGGAGGCCTAGCTCCTTCTGTATATGAAAAAGATTCTAATCCTCCTGATTTATTTTTTAATACAGATATAAGACTTTCTTGATTCCCATCATATATTAAACTCATTCCTACTTGCCAAGTTTCATCCCATCCGAAAGCTCCAGTTTGGTCACTTCCTGGTTGGTCTAATGCTACATGAAATATATGTTCATCATTAGCTAATATTGCTGTATGGTCTGTATAAGCTTGGGCTGCTTCTTCAAATACAGCTCTAGAAACTGAAATTCCCACTATATCTTGAGACATCCCATCTACTTCCAAACGAATTTCCCAATCAGTAGTGCCTACACTTACTCCACTAGGATAAGAAAATTGATGTTGATTTTGAGTGGCTCCATTACCAGTTACTCCAGTAATTGTAATAGAATTTCCACCTCCATTTTGTCTAACTATTAAATCATAATCCCAAGAACCTCTTAAGCTAGAACCCTCCGCATCGCTATCTACATCTATTGTAACAGTAACTAAGTTTATAGTGGTTGGGCCACTACTTGCTTTAATGTTATCATCAGTTATAGTATAAGTTTCATCTCCACTTCCACCTGCAAACTCAGTTTGTGTTACTATGCCAATATTTGCTTCAGTATAAGTTTTAGCTGCGACTCCATTTGCTTCATCTGGCGCAAAAGTTGAAGACTTTGGTTTTTCTGGTTTTGAGGGCAAATCGTAAAACTTTTGAGTTAAAGATACCGAGGTAGATGCATTTTCCATCATATCTTTATTAGCACCGTTATCACCAACATACCCAAACCATGTAGGAGATGAGCTAGTCCCAAAGTCAGCATCATTAACTCTTAGTACTCCATCTACATAATACATATCTGCTTTAGCAGAAACAGCATCAGAAAATCCAGCCCCAGTTCCAGCTGTGGCCCCATTAGACCATGTACCTCCACCAGCTGATATATCTAATACAGTCGCAGTCCCTTCTCTAGTATCAGCTAATGCTAAATAATTTGTTTTACTAACAGATAAATCACCAGTAGCATCCGCCCCATCCATGTCATTACTAAATTGAAATAATCCATACCCAGGTTGTAATCCTATTGTTGAATCACCTGCGTCGGGTTGTGTCCAAACTGCCTCGTTACCACCAAGAGTTCTAACTTTACCCAACTCGTTGACTGCCACATCCGTAGCGGCAGCCAACTCGTTGTTTAGAATATCTCTGGGGTCAGCGTGAGAATTTATCCCACCATGAAACTCATCTATTTTCCAGATTTGTTTTGGCATGTTAGAATGACTCTAATAATTCCTTAACTTCAGCCCAGACTTCATCATCCTTTTTGGTCTTAGTTTGTTTAACGGCAACATCTCCAATCATAATCAATAAACCTACCATACCGTGCTTCTTAACTAATCGACCTATCATCTTTTTCAGCATTGTGTTCTTCCTTGTTACTTGTCATTTTTGGCTTTGCCAAAATTTGCACCTACAAAGTTGACTATATCAAGAATTATCTGCACAATTCTATCATCACTTTTATTAGGTGTCAAAGATGCTAGTACTGCAAATCCACCAACTATACTTGCGATAGATGATAAGATTGATACATAATTACTTGCGACAAAACTCACTAATTCACTCATATTAACTCCTATTGAATAACCAGGTTATGACCGCTGAGTAAGCAATTGCAACAATAGAGCCTATTGCTTTCATAGCGGATGTTTGTTGTTCTAACAACCGAACTCTTCCATTTTGTTCTTTAACCATAACTTTAATATCTTGTACGGTTTCATCAATGTGAAAAAGTTGACTGTTTCTCTTAGCACTCATAATTGTAAGCTCTTCAAGACGAGCATCTACCCCTTCTCTCCACTTGTCTACCTGAGCTTTATTCATACTAATACTTTTTGGATTTTCTAGTAACCTTTTTTCCAACTTTTTTTGCATATTTTTTAGCCGCCTTCTTCCCTTTTTTAGTATATGCAAAATGTCTTTTTCCTACTTTCGGCATATTAACTCCTATTTATTTTACCCTTCAAATAATTTATATCATCTGTAACATCATTTAATTCTTTTAATAAGTCTTCATGCCTTCTGTCTCTAGTCTCATCACTTCTATTCCATCTGTCAATAAGTTTTATACAAATACCTTCTATTTCTTGCAATTTACCCATAAGAGTACTTCTTAAAAACTGTATCATGCCTATAAAAAGCAATACAATGACTCCTATTGCTCCATACTCTGCGTAACTTTCAATCATCCCAAACTCTTTTTGTAATTTTTAAACCTAATGTGACCAATAATCCCATATAAATAGCAGTAGTTAATTTATGGCTTGTTTGAGCAATAACTACAGCAATTAAAATACTATTTATAAATAGAGAACTAACTATCATTTTATCAATTAAATTATTCACAAATCTATCTTTGAATATGGATTTAAATCAGTAACTATATTTAATAGTTCATCTTTTGTATCAGTAGATTCATATTTAATACTTCTAATATCTAAAAATGATTTTATTTCATCTTTAGTATTTGAAGAAGTAGGATAATCTTCTTTTGAAGTACACACCTTATTTATCATTTTATGTTTACCAATCTTAATTCTACCATGCACATTATCATATTTCTTTTTACATTCACCAGTATAAGTTTCCTCTGCAACTTTAAAGCTATTAGTCTTTTTAACTACCGAGCCTTCAACGGTAACAAAATATGTATAAGATGATGGGTATTGTATACTTTGTGTGCTTCCATCTTTGTAATTTCTAATTCTAGTCGCATTAGGAGTAGTATTTCTATAAATACGAATATTTTCTCCCTGAGAACTTCTTCTAATTATCATCTTTTTAACCCCAGTTTCTGCATTAAAGTTCTATTTTCTTGCTCAAGTATCTCTTTCTGAGACTCCAAATCTTGTATATGCTCTTGCTGAATTGATTGCATCTGTGATGACAACACTACCACTTCTTCATGTAAATCATTCAATGTTCTATCTATTTCAGCAAATTTCATCTGTGCCTGATACCATGCTCCAGTAACGAATGCCACCAGCAATACTGCTTTGACAAGAAGGGCAACTGAGATATGTATTTGGCTGTCTGCACTAAGTCCTTTCGCCATGCGATATTCACCACTCACCTTTCACCATATCGGTATCTTTAAGTGGCTTACGTTTAAAAATATCCTTTATCGGCACGATTATCGCCCAATAGAGATTTTTGAATAATGACTCGTTGGAATAGAATTGCGGTTCTCCATTATCATTGTAATAGACCTCTGCGAGGCGAGG